CTTCTTAGCCATCGATCACCTACTTCGTTCTTTCGCTTCCTACCTCTCCCGCTGCTCGTTGTCTTCCTTGTTTCTCACCTCCCTCGCTCTCACTCCACTTCTCTTTTCTTTTTTCATGCATCCGACGACCACCCCGCTCTACACTCTTTCCCTACACGACGCTCTTGACGCTCTACCCAGAGGGATAGTGTGATGAGTGAAACACTTACAGAAGAAGAAAGGAAAAAACGAAAGCGTTTGAGGGACAAACTATGGTACGAAAAGAACAAGGCACGAAAGAAAGAAACTGATAGACTGTGGCACGAAGCTAACAAGGAAAAAGCTAGGGCTTATAGTCGGGAGTACTATGCCAACAACAAGGATAAGTCTAGGTTGCGTTGCGAGAAACGAAGGCAGATTAAGATACGAGCTAGACCATCTTGGTATGAGTCGGAGAAGGACGAGATTAAAAAGTTTTATCGAAAGGCTAAAGAGTTGGGGTTAGTGGTTGACCATGTTGTTCCATTGAATTCTAAAGTAGTATGTGGTCTGCACACCTTATCTAATCTACAAATGTTAGAGCCTGAAGAGAACAGAAAGAAGTACAATTTACATTTAGAGGAGTTAGTATGAAAGACATGACACCATTCCAATGTGGACAAGAGGATTCATTCTTTAATCGTGAGCTTAACCCTCGCATGGTAGAGGACGGAGTAATCCATACTCTATCTGAGGTTGAGTTAATCAAGGAATACATTAAAGGTTACATAGATACGGAGGAATTTTATGCGATGTAAATCTTGTAATAAGGTGCTGACTGAGTACGAGGCAAGCACGAAGTCAGCAGAGACTAAGGAGTTCCTAGACTTGTGCGTCAGTTGTGCGAAGGACACAGGCGTACACAGCTACGGTAACACCTCATTGATGCACGATTACGAGGACTACCCAGAGGACTTAGACCTTGACAACATAAGCGGAGTACTCTACGGTGGTATCAGCGTAGACGATCACTAACTAAAGGAGAAACAAAATGGATGATGAATACTACGACCAAGACGGACACGAGTACGAGATGACAGTAGCACAAGAGGAGGCATGGCAAGAGGAGTCTTATCAGGAGGGGTTGCTGTCTGATCTGTACAACTCAATCAATGGCAATGACTACCTTATTGATAGACAGATCGAGGTGCTACAACGTGCATTCAACGTGCGTGGATATAAAATTGTACCGGATCAGTAAATCCATGCTAAAATATTTAACTTAGTTATTAATTAATTATTACTTATTATTATTTATTATGAATAAAATAAAAACACATCAACCATGTAATGACTGTGGCTCGTCTGATGCTCTGACTTACTACGAGAACTCTACCTATTGCTTCTCGTGTAAGACTAGGCATTGGACAGGCGACAACAATCAAACACAAAGGAACAAGATGACACTCCATTCTACTAAGATGGCAGAACCAGATGACGATGCAGTCTCTAAGACTATCGTTGATCGAGGCATAACTAAAGCAACGTGTGAGAAGTACGGCGTTGTGCAGGACAGTAACAGCTACTGGTTTCCGTATCACAATGGTAACGATGTAGTAGCGTACAAGAAGCGTGGTATTGCAGACAAGAAGTTCTCTACCGTAGGTGACTGGAGGGAGGGTGGCTTGTTTGGTCAGCGTTTGTTTAACAAGGGCGGTAAGTATGTAACGATAGTAGAAGGGGAAATGGATGCTCTTGCTTGCTACCAGATGCTAGGCAGTAAGTACCCTGTCGTATCAATCAGGAACGGAGCAGGATCAGCAGGTGCTGACATCCGTAAGAACTATGAGTGGCTTGATAGCTTTGACTCTATCGTTGTGTTCATGGACAACGACGATCAAGGACACGAAGCGTCTAAGCAGATAGCTGAAGTCTTTGGTTCTAAGATCAAGGTGTTCAAGTCTACGTCAGAGTTCAAGGATGGTTGCGATTATCTGAGTCGAGGAGATGAGAAGTTATTCTTCGAGAAGTGGTGGCAGTCCGAACGATATGTACCGGATGGTATCATCGATGGCTCTACCCTGTGGGATGAGGTGTCTAAGCCTGTCGAGAAGAGTATCGTTGACTACCCATTCAGAGGACTCAACAAGTTGTCGTATGGTATACGTGAGGAACTTGTAACTATCACAGCAGGGTCAGGGCTAGGTAAGTCACAGTTCGTAAGGGAGCTAGTGTGGCATGTGCTGAAGAACACAGACGATAACATAGGGCTGATGTTCTTGGAGGAATCAACCAACAAGACAGCACGTTCTATCATGTCACTCCATGCTAACAAACCCTTGCACCTACCTGATGTAGAGTACAGTACTGATGAGTTGCGTCAGTCGTTCGATGCTACGCTAGGCACAGGTCGTATGTTCTTGTTCGATCACTTTGGATCAACGAGTATTGATAATATCCTGAGTCGAGTTCGCTTTCTCGCTAAAGGTTTGGGATGTAAGTTTGTGTTTTTGGATCACGTGTCCATAGTCGTGTCAGCACAGGGGTCAGGTGATGAGCGTAAGTCTATCGATGAGATCATGACTAAGCTACGTATGCTTGTGGCTGAGTGTGGTATCTCGTTGTTCGTTGTGTCACATCTCAAGAGACCTGATGGTAAGGGACATGAGGAAGGTGCTGCCACATCTTTGTCACAATTACGTGGCTCTGGTTCTATCGCACAGCTTAGTGATCTAGTGATAGGCTTGGAACGCAATGGTCAGGATGACGATCCACTTGAGAGACACACCACTCATGTACGTGTACTCAAGAACAGATTCTCTGGACTCACTGGGCCAGCGTGTCGCTTGCTTTATGACTTGGATTCTGGTAGAATGATTGAACGTAAAGACGAAGAGGAGGATGTATTATGAGATATCAAGGAGAGTTAAGATTTGATGGTTCTGATTACGATCATGAGCGAGACCGTGTTAGATTAACTGGTCAGATCAACCGAGTATTTGAATGTGTTAAAGACGGTAAGTGGAGAACACTGAGTGAGATATCAGACATAACTGGTGATCCTCATGCAAGTGTTAGCACAAGACTGAGGGATTTTAGAAAGACTAGGTTTGGTGGGTACAAAGTTGAAAAAGAATATATTGGTAATGGGTTATATAAATATAGGCTTGATGTAAATAGTACACAAGAGAATGAAGAACTATGAGGTCAATCATCATAGACATTGAGACTAACAGTACAGCCACTCATATCTGGTGCGCTGTCACTAAAGACTTATCAACTAAGGAGGTAAAAGTATGGGAAGAGAGAGATCAATTAGCAGAATACCTAACAGAAAAAAGCACACTGATAGGACACAATATCATAGGGTTCGATCAGCCTGTGCTACAAAAAATTTGGAACATAGACACAAGCAATCACAAGATAGCAGACACACTAGTCATGTCAAGATTGCTAAATCCAATACTGGAAAATGGCCATTCGCTAAAGTCGTGGGGTAAGAGACTTGGAAACTACAAGGATGACTTTAAAGACTTTGACGGTGGCCTTACAGAAGAGATGGTCAGCTATTGCAAACAGGATGTTTCCGTTACCGAAACATTATATCAGCGTCTTAGCAATGATCTATTGGTATGGGGTGACTCACTGGATCTCGAAATTTCTGTCGCTCTTATCATTAGGCAACAAGAAGAGAAAGGATTCAAGCTCGACGTTAAGAAAGCGTTGTTCCTTTTGGCAGGTTGGAGGAAAAGACTACACGAAATTGAGGAAGAACTACAAGAAGTTTTCAGACCTATTGTAACACGCAGGTATAGCGAGAAGACAGGCAACAGACTCAAGGACAAAGTAGAAGTGTTTAACCCAGGGTCACGCAAGCAAATAGCACATCGTCTCACGGCTCTAGGTTGGCAACCAACTAAGCACACGGAGAAAGGATCGGTGATTGTTGATGAGAAAGTATTACAAGCTATTGACTTACCTGAAGCTAAACTCATTGCAGAATACTTATTACTTCAGAAACGGGTGGCTCAAGTTGAATCATGGATTGACCATGCAGATAACTCCGACAGGGTTCACTGTAAGATCATCACCAATGGAGCAGTGACAGGTAGGATGACTCATAGCAAACCTAATCTTGCACAGGTGGTTCGTGTTGGTAATCCGTTTGGCAAGGAATGTCGTGAGTGTTGGACAGTGGATCAAGGTAATGTACTGGTAGGCATTGATGCTAGTGGTCTTGAGTTACGTATGCTTGCACACTACATGCGTGACGAGGAGTACACCAACGAGATACTAAGCGGTGACATCCATACTAAGAACATGCAAGCAGCAGGGCTTACTAACAGGGATCAAGCTAAGACTTTCATCTATGCTTTTCTTTATGGTGCTGGCCCTGCAAAGATAGGTGCTGTCGTAGGTGGTGGTGAGCGTGAAGGTAAGAAGTTAATCGATAGCTTTTTAGCTAACACACCTGCACTCAAGACGCTTAGACAGAAGGTAGATAGACTAGCTAAACGTGGCTGGCTACCTAGCCTTGATGGACGTAGGCTTATTGTTCGCTCACCTCATGCTGCCTTGAATGTATTACTACAAGGAGCAGGTGCAGTCGTAATGAAACAAGCACTAGTACTGTTGCATTCTAAGTTGAATCGTGGTATAATAAATGCTTCATTTGTAGCTAATGTTCATGATGAATGGCAGATAGAGACGAATGAAAAACTTGCTGAATCTGTAGGTCAAGCTGGCGTTCAGGCAATTCAGGAAGCAGGACTCACACTAGGGCTACGTTGTCCACTCGACGGTGAGTATAAGATAGGAACTAATTGGGCAACAACACACTAAGGAGAAGTAAAATGCAAGACTTAAAAGCAATAAAGGTAAAAGCTGATATCATGTGGGCTTTCCTTGACACACCAAACCAGATGTCTGAGAAGTATCAGGTTGATTTGTGTAACCTATCTGATGGTGCAGTCTCTGCACTAGAGGATCAAGGTATCGAGGTGAAGCGTAAGGAAGATAAAGGCTTCTATATTGTAGCTAAATCTAAGAAGTTTCCTATCAAGACTGAGATGCCAGATGGTTCAGGTGTATCAGGTAAGGTAGGTAACGGATCAAAGGGAGTAGCATGGATCAAACCTTATGCTTACCAGTTCAAAGGTAAGGCAGGTGTATCCGCAGGTATCAACAAGCTAGTCATTACTGACTTGGTTGTATATGAAGCCGATGAGACATCCCTCGATGACAACTTAGAAGAAGCGTTGTAATGAGTACCCCATCAATGCAGGATGTCAAAGCCCTCATTGATGGGGACATCCTAGTCTATCGTGTGGGATTTTCTATTGATGATCCAGAGGAAGAGAAGTTTGCCATCTCTAGAATGGGACACTTTATTGATAACCTCTTAAGCATAGAAGGGGTTGAGTCTTACTCTGGTTTCATTACTGGTAAAAAGAACTACCGACAAGAGATAGCTACCGAAGCCCCATACAAGGGCAACCGTGCGAAAGCTAGGAGACCTGTTCATTACGACACACTACGTGAGTACCTGACAAGTAAGTGGGGGTTTGAATTAGTAGAGGGACAAGAAGCTGATGATGCAATAGGTATTGAAGTATACAACTTACCTAAAGATTCTTCTTGTGTTATGTCTATAGATAAAGACCTCGACATGTTACGTGGTTGGCATTACAATTTTGTCAAAGAAGATTTATATTATGTAGAAGAAGAAGATGCCATAAGAAATTTCTATACGCAGATATTAACTGGTGATCGTGTTGATAACATTCAAGGTCTTAAGGGTATAGGTATTAAAAAAGCCACTAAGATATTACAAGATTGCGAAGGTGAACAACAACTGTTTGATGCTGTGCTATCTGCTTATGATGATGACATCGATACACTAACTGAAAGAGCGCGATTACTATGGATACGAAGAAAAGCAGATCGGAAGAGCGTCGTGTAGGGAAAGAGTGTAGATAGAGGTGGAGGGCGGATGATTTAAAAAAAAAAAGAGTGACATGATGCAGATTACACACACCATCATTAAGAAGTTGAACGACAAAATAATAAGAGAGTAGCTACTAGCTTATGCATGACTATCAG